ATTAAGGTCTTCAGGGTTTATTTTTTATTGCAGAGTATTTATATTAGATTAAAGATATATAGCAATGGAAAACATATCTGGAACTTCAGTGGAAAAGAAAGTTGAAATTGACGAGCAAAAACTGAAAGAAAAGAGACGTAAATTCCGCAACGCTTCTGAACTGGCAAAAAAGTTTAAGTATGTGGATTATGAGGACGACTTCAGTTATTTATTAGATGAAGCAAAAACATTGGACCATGAAATCCAAGAAAAGAAACAAGTAAAGTCTTGTCTTGATTATCATTTCGTACAGAAAGAAGAATATGAAGACGCGTTTGAGCCGTGGGATTAACGTAAATACATAAAGAAAACCCTGGAGATTAAGGTCTTCAGGGTTTATTGTTTTGGAATCCACAAGACGTAAGGAAAATCGGTACGATATATATTTTCAACAATATCGCTCGGTCTTATTATCACGTCGGTCTTTGCTGTTTCGGTGGCATAGTATCCTTCTCCATCAGTATCAACGATTTCCTTTGCAACAGAGGCGGCGACGAAATCTTCAAGCTCCATCTTCTTTCCTTTCCACTTTTTATTGTATGTAAGAGAAGGCTCCTGGAGTTTCCGCATCATTTTATCTGCAACTGCCATCTTTTTCTTAATTTCACTGGTTTTGCTCAACATTACCAGCCAATCGTCACCCTCTTTTGCACACAGGTCTTCTGCTTCGGTATTCTCTATTTCAAGGGCACTATATTCTTGTTTCCACTGGGCGTATGTTTTTTCTAGCGGAATGTCTTTTTTTTCGATAGATTCCGCTGGTTTTCTTTTCTTTTTAAATGGCCACATTGTATATCACTTTTAAAGTAATATACAGAAAAAACCTATACTAATCAAGGCTCTTTTCCTTCTCCTCCATTTTTCTGTTTGTTTTTATGCGAAATGTGAAATTTGTTGCATACACGGCAGAGATAAATCGTGTAGCCGGACAATTTGTGGGAGGAAATGTATTCTTCTGCTTCCTTTTCGGTTTCAAATTGTTTTTTTGACTTCCCCTTTGAGTTGTAATGGCACCTAGGATAAGTCTTTTTTAAGTTGGTTCTCGGTCCTAATGAACGCATACAATATCTTTAACTTCACATAAATAGTTATTTTTTGCCGTAAATGTGATATTTATAGAAAAGAACTTGATTTACTATGGGACAGAAAATACAATTAAGTGAAAGCCAGTTGCGTAATCTTATTAAGGAAAGCGTGAAAAAAGGCTTTGGTCGAGGAGAAAAATTGGTTTGATAACCCAATAAATGCTGCAAGGTATGATAACTGGAGAACGTCCGGCCCAAGGCACGACCAAATGCCAGATATGATTTCTAAGGAAGATTTTTACGACACTTTTTATTCATATGGCAAAAAAGAACTTCTAGAATGGCTTAAGGAATTTGACCCAGATGTATATACCGAAGCAATTGAAGCTGAGAAATCCGGTACTGAAAACGCTTTTAATGTTGCGCTTGAACGTTTAGGATGGAAAGAAATAGCCAGAGAATTCATTGACTTAAAGCCGGTTGAATATTATCCTGGTGATATGGATTAAATAAGAAAAAACTAATGCTTAATAATATTTTAAACACTAAAAGATATGAAACAAAAAATACAATTAACTGAGAGTCAATTACGTAAGCTCATTAAGGAACGTGTTCTCGCTGAATTGGATAAGAGAAAGGTTATGCCAAGCAAATATTACGAGATTTTCAAAAACCGTGTCATAAACGCATCACACGGAAGGTTTGGCGACGTTGATAAGGCTGTCATTGAATTCTACAAAGATTTTAAGAAGAGAGTTCCGAACGAGGATTTTACGCTTGAGAATCTTATGGATTTGGCCGAAAAGATTAGTGACGGAGGGTTCAGTACTCACGAAAGGGGTGGCATGCTCGGTGGTCATAAGGTAAAGGATGCACAGGGCTGGTGGGGGAAGAACGCTGGAAAATTCCTTGAAGAAAAGAAAGTCAAGGTTACTGAGGGCCAGCTCCGCAAACTCATCAAGGAAAGTGTGAAAAAGGCGCTCGTAAAAGAGTGGCGCGAATTAACTGCATCTGAAAAAGAGTGGAGAGATATTGAACAGGAAAGGGAGGACAAAAAGCATGCTAAAGAAAACGACGATGCGGTAAAAAAGTCAAAGTTTGCCAAAAAAATGTTAGGCAAAAAGAGCGGAGAATTGAATGAAATTTCTTCAGATATGATTGGAAAAGCCAGGGATAAATTCATACAAAAATATGGCAACAATTATATGGGCCAAGAGACCCCAGGCGAAATGGATTCTCAGCTAAAGACAGACAGGTTTAAAAGGAAACTTCACCCAAAAGACAATAGGCCGTTAGCATGGCACCAAGCGGATTTTGACCGTGCATATGAAAAGGCGAAAATGGACGAAAATCCTGAAATCATAAAAAAAGCAGAAGAACTGGTACATAAAGTTAAACACTGGTCGGTTGAAGAAATTACTGACAGACTTGATAGTTACACCTCAGAGGCGAATGTTTATGGTGAAGCACAGGATGAAAATGGCGAATGGTGGGGCTTCTGGGCTGGAGGCACAGTTGATTGTGGTGAGGTCGTTGATGTTGCCTATGACGAGGACATTAAATTCGAGGCGCCAAACGGATTTACTGGATGGTGTTAAAAATCATGGCAAAATAAATATAACTAAATATAACTGATTAACATAAAAGTGACATGAAAAAGAAAGTTGTTAGACTTAACGAATCACAGTTGAAGAAGATAATCAAGGAAAGTGTAAAGAAGGCTCTTGTGAATGAGATTTCTTCCGACATGATTAGCCGGGCTAGCAAAAAATTCCACCAGAAGTACGGTGGAACAGATTTTCCGGGGCCAGATGCAAAGGATTTCCCAAAGGATGAACATGGAAACCTGTTATATCCAAAAGATAAGAAACCTCTTGCACAGCACTATAGAAATTTCAATGATGCGTTCAAAAGGGCGAAGGAAGATGAAGACCTTTCAAACCCACTTGTTAAAAAGGCTCAGGAACTTTATGACAAGGTTGATTTAGAAAAAGAGGTTGCCGATTGGGTCGACCCACCTTACGGCTGCGATGTAAACCTTTGGGGTGAAATTGAGGATGAAGATGGTGGTGTTTGGAAATTCGAGGGCTGGGGAAACGGTGTGAGCTCAGGCGGAGATATTGAAATAGACTCGGTTGAGGAAATGAATTTTGAATCTCCTGACGGGCAAACGGGAAGTATTCCTAGACCGTAATTTATTGAAAAACAAAGAGCTGTGGTTTTGCCACGGCTTTTTCTGTCTAATTTTTTACTACTTAACCGCGATTTTTTGACTTGTTTAACTATTTATATATGTATAAATCAAAAACTTATGCCTAAAAAATTAACACAGGAAGAGTTCATAGAAAGGTCCGTAAAAAAGCACGGAAAAAAGTACGATTATTCTAAAGTAAATTATATTAACAGTACAACAGAAGTAATTGTTATTTGCCCGGAGCATGGTGAATTTAATGTTTTACCTGAAAGGCATTACGGTAGGGGGGATGGGTGTCCAGTTTGTAGGTGGAAAAGAGCAAAAGAAAGCATTAGAAAAGTACAGGGTTTAACAAAAGAACAATTTATAGAAAAAGCCAAAAAGGTACATGGAAACAAATATGACTATTCAAAGGTAGAGTATGAAAACTATGATACAAATGTAACTATTATTTGCCCAGAACATGGAGAATTTCCACAAACGCCGCATCATCATTTAGGCGGAAGTGGATGCCCTGAGTGTGGGAGAAACGACTTATCTGAAAAAAAATTGGGTGATATCATTAGTGAAAACTTTGATGGAGTTGTTAGACAATATAGGCCAGATTTTCTAAATGTTAACGGGAAATCACAATCTATTGATATTTTTTTGCCAAACTATAATGTTGGGATAGAATATCAGGGTCGTCAGCATTTTGTTCCGGTATCAAGGTATGGCGGTATTGAGGAATATAAAAAAACTGTTGAGCGAGATGAAAGAAAATTTAATAAGTGTAAGGAACACGGAATCACAATTCTTTATTTTAGTTATGAAAAGGAAATACCTAATACTTATTTAAATAAGGTTTTTGTAAATGAAGCCGAATTAATAAACGAAATAAAAGGTTACTATGAACACGAACAAAAAGACCAAAAGGATAATTGACTATGATTATCTTCGGAAAGAGTATGTGAAGTGTTTAATGGACAAGACTCGCATTTATATGATTGAGCATTTTCTCAAAACATATGACGCAACACAAAAGAAGGATGTGCAATATCTTCTTTTTCCTAGACAAAAAGACCTATGTGCTGTTCTTGGAAATGCCAATAGTGTTTGCACTCAAAAGCCGAGGCAAGCAGGCATAACTACTACTTGTGGTGCATTTATCGCATGTGAAATGTGCTTGGCTGACCCAAATTCGCCACAAACGGTTCTTGTCATTGGAAATACACTTGACCTCGCGCAACAAATGCTTACTAAAATCAAGGACTTCCTTCTGCAGTTCCCTTTGTGGATGTGGGGTGATGAATTTGCTGACCAGGGATATGATATGATGTCCCCACCAGAAAACACAAACGTAATCTTTGACATCTGTAATTCAAAAGAACTTAAATTAAAGAACGGCTGTAAGGTTGTCGCCAGGTCATCTGGTCCGAATGCTAGCCGTGGTGTCGGTAAACAACACTGCCGACTTGCAGCGTAAGTTGCAATGATGAAATCCCGTAAAATCGGTGAAACCTAAATCGAACGACAAGGCAATACCGAGGTAAGTTCAGGGATAACGAAAGGCCCTGAAACACCGTAGAGCGTAGAGAGTGAATAAATATAATCTCTCCAAGAGTGCGGGACATCCCAAGAGGATGAAAATGTACGCCAGCCATTTTGAAAAAAATGGGTTAAAGGATAAAAAGCCTTTATGAATAGTTTAAATAATTTTTATAACTATTTGATTATCTGGGTGTTACTTGGCTTATCTTTGATGAGGCGGCCTTCATTGAGAACGGTAACGATGTTTATGCTTCCGCTTTACCTACTGTTTCCACAGGAGGTCATGTAATATTAATCTCAACCCCAAACGGTAAGGATTTGCTTTATTATGAGACATGCCGTAGGGCTGCTCTTAAAGGAACCGAGGATTGGAATGGTTTCGAACTTGTTGAAATGAAGTGGTATCAGGACCCACGTTACAATAAGTTCCTTGAATGGTACAAGAAAAACGAAGAAACCGGTGAAATTGAAGTTGTCAAAGAGCCTTGCATAGATAAAAAGGGTAATATCAAATACGATGATGAGCACTGGAACCAAATGGTTAAAGATGGTTATAAGCCGCGTTCTCCTTGGTATATCCGCATGTGTCAGCAATTCAATAACGACGAGCAGAAGATTGCGCAGGAGCTTGATGTTTCGTTCCTCGGTTCCGCCTCCAACGTCGTAGCCCCTGAATTCATTGAAATGCAGGAGAAACTGAATATGAGAGACCCGGACCCGACTTACAGGGACCCGTTTGTTGATGAGACTTGGCTCTGGAAATGGCCGATACCTGGGCACAGATACATTATGGGTATTGACTGTTCCCGTGGTGATGCTGCCGACCGTACCGCTATTGAAATCTGTGATATGGATGCCATTGACGATGACGGGAAGCCTTGTATTGAGCAAGTGTTTGAGTATCATGGCAAGAGGACAGGTGACGAAATCGGTGAAATGGCTGTTCAGTATGGTCATATGTATGGCGATGCATTCTGTACCGTTGACTGTATTGGTGGAACGGGTGATGCGTGTATCCTTATGATGCAACGCCTCGGTTATGAGAACCTTTACTATGATGACCCGAACCTGAAGACATACACAATACAGAGGGAAGCGACAAGCCTGCCACTCACACCGGAAGGAAAGTTGCCTGGTTTCCACTCACAATCAGTCCGTTTCCAGATGCTTACGAGTTTTGCCAATATGGTTAAGACAAACGAAATAAAAATCCGTTCCAAGAGGGTCATACAGGAGCTTGAGACCTGGATTTACAAGGGTGAGGCCGCAAGAATTGACCATATGGACGGTTGTCACGACGATACACTTACCTGTCTTGCCATGGCTATGTTCGTCATGCAGCACTCTCTCGGCAAGATTAAAGCTGCCATGGAAAGGGACGCAGCATTTTTGAAGGCTTGGGTGAATACGGCTATGCTTACCGCAAAGGCCGAACAACCGAGATATGGCAGCCATGAAGTAATTGATGCTGAACCAAAGAAGAATTTTGTGATGCCGTTCTATACGAATAATACAACATCAAGGACCGGAAATCCACAGACAGACGCACTTATGTGGTTGATAAAGTAAAAACGGCAATTACAAGCAGAATAAAAAAAAACCGAGGATATCCTCGGTTTTTACATTTGTTTTGAGAATTGAATATTATATCTCATCCTGGAAACCTTCACTTTCAATAAATTGCGAGATTATATCATATGCTTGGTCTAGCGGGTGGCCACTTTCGTCGGGCACCTCGTAAATGCGTTCAGCATCCCAAATAGCCTGGCATATTTTATGAAGTGCTTCAATTTTTTCTTGACGGTCCTCTTCTTCCCACCTTTTAAGTGCTTTAGGATTTACCCCATTTGGCCAACTTTTATGTAAAGGGGATAAGTCGTTATTTTCAGATTCTTTAATTATTTTTTTTATGCTTTGAGCGATAATATTATTAAGTTGTGCCTCGCTCAGTTTAATTTTTCGTCCCATATTCTTTCGATTTTAACATAAATAGTTTAATTATTGTAAAATATGTCCCTGGTGTAAACTTTATTTTTCACATCATCAAGTTCAGAATCGTATCTGTTCGTGATAATGATGTC